GATGATTTAAAAGCCACAAAAGTTTGGTGTATTGTTGCTCAAGATGTAGATACTCAAGAAGTATTTAAATATCCACCAGATAAGTTAGACGAAGGAGTAAAACTTTTACAGTCTGCTGATAAATTAATCGGTCATAATATTATTGGTTTTGATATTCCGATGATACAAAAGTTCTTTGATGTTAATTTATTTGATGGTAAAGAAATATTAGATACATTAGTCTTATCAAGATTACTTAATCCTACTCGTGAAGGCGGACATTCGTTAGAAAAGTGGGGATTTAAATTAGGCTTTAACAAGATTGACTTTGAAGAATACGAAAACTATTCTGTAGATATGTTGAACTACTGTGTCAGAGATGTACAGTTAAATACTAAAGTTTTTTACCAACTTAAAAAAGAAGCTAAAGGATTCTCAAAAGAATCAGTTCAGTTAGAACATGATGTAGCTCATGTTGTAAAACAACAAGAAATAAATGGATTTAAATTTGATATAAAATCTGCACAACTATTATTGGCAGAGTTGAGAGAAAAGAAACAAAGTATTGAAGACGAAGTTCATACTACATTTAAACCTAAATGGGTGGATGATAAATTAGTTACTCCTTACATTAAAAAAGATGGAGAGTTATCTAAAAGAGGAATGACTGATGATGAATATGAAAGATGTTTGACTACTAAAGACTATAAACCATTTATGAGAAAAACTTTACAAGAGTTTAATCTTGGTAGTAGGAAACAGATTGGTGAATATCTTACGGACTTTGGTTGGAAACCTGATAGGTTTACTCCAACTGGACAACCTATTGTAGATGAAAAAACATTATCTGAAATAACTCACATCCATGAAGCAAACTTAATTGCTAAGTTTCTTTTACTACAAAAAAGAATTGCTCAAGTTGAATCATGGGTTGAAGCAGTTGAGGAAGATGAACGAGTACATGGTTTTGTCATACCTAATGGTGCAATCACTGGTCGTATGACTCACAGAAATCCTAATATGGCACAAGTACCTAGCGTTAATAGTGAATATGGTAGCGAGTGTCGTGCTTGTTGGACAGTAGAGGATGGCTATAAGCTAGTAGGTGTCGATGCTAGTGGATTAGAAATTAGAATGTTGGCACATTATATGAATGACGAGGAGTTTATAAATGAAATCATTAACGGAGACATACACACCTTTAATCAAAAACTTGCACGACTTGAATCTAGAAATCAGGCAAAGACTTTCATCTATGCCCTCATGTACGGAGCAGGAGATGAAAAACTTGGCAAAGTGGTTGGAGGAAATAGTGCAGATGGAAGAAGAGCTAGGCAACATTTCTTTAGTAATAAACCATCATTTAAATCTCTTACAACAAGAGTACAAAGAGCAGCTAATAAAAAATTCCTTAAAGGATTAGACGGAAGAAAATTATATATTAGAAATAATCATGCTGCTTTAAATACTTTGTTACAGGGAGCCGGTGCTATTATAATGAAAAAAGCATTAACCTATTTAGATATTAAATACAAATTAAATGCTATTAATTATAAATTTGTAGCAAACATACACGATGAATGGCAGATTGAAGTTATAGAAAAACAATCAGAGTGTGCAGGAATGATGGCAGTAGAAGCGATACAGAAAGCTGGAGAGCATTTTAATCTTCGTTGTCCTTTAGATGGCGAATACAAAATTGGAGGTAACTGGAGTGAAACCCACTAAAAAAGATAGAAAAAAGTTTGACATAGATTTAAAATATGGTACAATACGAGAAGAAAAAATAGCAGAGATGCTAACTAATAAAAAGATAGAAGTAAAATCTGAAAGGGATATGTGGATGAAGACTGGTAATATTTGTATTGAATATGAAAGTTGGAACAAACCTTCTGGAATAAAAGCTACTGAATCTGATTATTGGTTTCATAATCTATGCATTGGGGATAACGAGTATTGTACTTTAGTTTTTAAAACAGATGTATTAAGAACCATAGTAAACAATCTTGATTATTTTAAAACAGTTTCAGGTGGAGATAACAAAGCTAGTAAGATGTACTTAGTTAACTTGCAAAAGTTATTTTCAAAAGATGTAATTAAAGCGTTTAAAGAATATGATAAAAAATCTAAATGACCAGTACAGTAAATTTAAATCAGAGTCTGGTCACTGGTATACTCAAGAAGGCGAACCAATGTATACTATCATTGGTGCTAATGGCAAAGAAAGAAATACAACTTTACGAGATGCTAAAAATTTAGGTTTAGTTCCATCAGTTACAACTATATTAGGACTGGTAGCTAAACCATCTTTAGAAAATTGGAAGATAGACCAAGCTATAAATTCTGCTTTGACTTTAACTCAAGATGATTTAGAATCTACAGAAGAATTTCTTTATAGATGTAAAGAACATTCAAAAGAGATTGGTAAGAATGCTGCTAAGAAAGGAACTGAAATACATGCTAAAATAGAAAAAGGATTTTTAGGAAAATCTAAAAATAAAATCTATAAGAAAATAAAAGATTACTTAGATGAAACATTTCCTAACGAAGAATGGATTGCTGAAGATTCTTTCTGTGCTGAACTGGGGTATGGTGGTAAAATAGATTTGTATTCTAAGTCAGGTATTTTTATAGACTTTAAAACTAAAGATAATTTAAAAGGCAAAGACCCTGCAAGATTAGTTTATGATGAACATGGTATGCAACTGTCAGCTTATGCTCAAGGTTGTAATTATAAAAATCCAGAAAGAGTTTCTATATTTGTAGATAGAAAAAATCCAGAATTAATATCTTGTCATATATGGGAAAAAGAATCACACAAAAAACATATCAATATGTTTAACAGTATTCTAACTTATTGGAAGTTAGTTAAAAATTATGACCCTTCTTTATTTGAGTAAACTATTATGAATGGAAAAAAAGCTAAGAAACTTAGAAAAAAATCTAAACAATTAATGGTTGAATGGTTAAGAAGTATGACTCCAGAAGGAGAGGATAGAAATAAAATAAATGAAAAAAACTTACATAAATTTTTACCAGACCAAACACATATATTTGCTAACAATAAATTTATGGTTAGTGCCTACACTTTACGTTGGTTTTATAAACATGTAAAGAAAAATCCTAACATTAAACTAGAGGACTTAACAAATGAAATATAAAACAGTAGGAGACCTTATCAACAATCCGGAACATTACAATCAAGGAGATATAGAATGTATTGATGCTATTGAAGCTATGTTAGACCATGATGAATTTGTTGGATACTTACGAGGTAACTCACTTAAATATCGTTGGCGATTTAAATATAAGAATGGTATTGAAGATTTAAAAAAAGCTGAGTGGTACGAGAAAAAATTATTAAAGATATTATTAGCACAACAAAACAAAGAGATTAATTGATGGAAGATAAAATAGGTCAAAAACCTTATTTAGGTATTGTCATAGATTATGATAAAGAAAAAAAACTAGACAAGTTTAGTTTAGATACATTAAAAGATAGATATTTCTGGGAGGATGAAACACATGCACAAGAATCTTTTGCTAGGGCTGCAGTTTTTGCAGCTACTTACAAACAAACTACTGACTTCGAACTTGCTCAAAGGCTTTATAACTACTGTTCCAATGGTTGGTTCATGTTTAGCACTCCTATACTTAGTAACGGGGGAACCACTCGTGGGCTACCTATTAGCTGTTTCCTCAATTATGTTCCTGACAGTCGCACTGGTTTATCTGCTCACTATGACGAGAATATTTGGTTGGCAAGTTCTGGTGGAGGCATTGGTGGATATTGGGGAGATATTAGGAGTAACGGTATTTCTACTTCTTCAGGCAGTCGTTCTACTGGTACAATTCCATTCATCCATGTAGTAGATTCACAAATGTTAGCCTTTAATCAAGGTGTAACCAGACGAGGTAGCTATGCTGCTTATATGGATATATCACATCCGGAGATTGAAGAGTTTATAAACATGAGAAAAGAATCTGGTGGAGATATAAATAGAAAGAATTTAAATTTACATAATGGTATAAACATTACTAATGATTTTCTAAATGCAGTAGAAGAGGATGCCGACTTTAGATTGATAGACCCTAAAACGAATGAAGCTTGTAAAACAATCAATGCTCGTTCTTTATGGTGGCAGATATTAAATGCTAGAGCTGAGACAGGTGAACCTTACATGATTAATATAGACACTTGTAATGAAGCATTACCGCAAGGACAAAAAGATTTAGGATTAGAAATTAAACAAAGTAATCTTTGTTCCGAAATAACTTTAGTAACCAATGAAGAACGTACCGCTGTATGTTGTTTATCTAGTGTTAATCTAGAACACTATGATATATGGTCAGAGGAGCCACTATTTATTTCTGATTTAATAACTATGTTAGATAATGTTTTACAACATTTTATTGACAATGCTATTGACACAGAACAACTTGGAGAGTATAATGCTAATTATAAAAGATTTATTAAATACATTAAAGAAGGTAAAGAAGGATTTGCAAAAGCAGCTTACTCAGCTTATCGTGAAAGGTCTCTTGGTCTTGGAGCAATGGGTTTTCATGCTTATTTACAAAGTAAAGGCATACCTTTTGAAGGACTCCAAGCTACGGGATTTAATTATCAAGCATTTAAATATATTAAAAAGAAAGCTACTAAAGCTAGTGAGGAACTTGCTGATATTCGTGGTGAAGCACCTGATGTATCTGGTTCTGGGATGCGTAATGCTCATCTCCTTGCCGTTGCTCCTAACGCTAGTAGCAGCATTATATGTTCTGGAACTTCTCCCTCAGTAGAACCTTATAGGGCAAATGTCTTTACTCATAAAACTTTATCAGGTAGTTATCAAGTAAAAAATAAATACTTAGAAAAAGTTTTAAAAACTAAAGGACTAAAAGGAGAGGAACTTGATAAGATTTGGAAAGATATTGCTAGTGATGAAGGTTCAGTAAAGAACATAGATATTTTAAATGAAGAAGAAAAAGAATTATTTAAAACAGCAAACGAAATAAATCAGATTTGGTTAGTGGAACATGCCTACAAAAGACAAGAGTTTATTTGTCAAGCTCAGTCAGTAAATTTATTTTTCACTTTACCAAGTGCTACCGAGAGCCAAGAAGTACACGATACTTATATGCAATACGTTAGTGATGTTCATTGGTATGGTATGCACAAACTTAAATCTCTATATTATTTTAGAACAAATGCAGCTAGAAATGTAGAGAATGTTAACACTAAAATTCCACGAATTAATTTAGAGGATGTGGAATGTATCTCATGCGAGGGATAATATGAAAGAAATAATTTTTCCAATATTACTTGGAATTGCAGGAATTATAGCTATAATTGTATTTGCTTATGAATCAACATCGTACAAAGGTTACGATGATGTTCATTCTTGTTTTGGTAAGTGTTATGAAGAATACACATTAAAACATGGAACATTCTTAGAGCAACTAGAAATGAAAAGAGTAGCTAGACTAGAAGCTGACCCAGCTGAAATGGGCAGTAAAGTTTATGTAAATTGTGCTATGTGTCATGGTCAAGCTGGAGAAGGAGGTATTGGACCAAAGCTTGTTGGCAGTACTTCTATTGTAGAAATGCTAATGCAATATAAAAATGGAGAGACTAGAGGTGAGCAGTCTGCCTTGATGTGGGGTCAGGCTGCTAATCTTTCTACTCAAGACATGGAAAATTTACAAGCTTATATAAACACTTTTAAATAACAGGAGAAAAACATTATGACTAAATATTCGGGAGCTTTATTGTTCAAAGCTTTAGAAACAAAATATACTGCTGACAAGGCAGAAGCAAAAGCTAATCTTGAAATATATTTTAGTAATAGAGTTGGAGTTGCTGAACATCCAAATGTTGTGGAGTCAATGGACAAGCTTATGGAACAGTATGTTACCGCTGATGAAAAGTTAACTATGTTAAAAGAGGATTTTTAAATGAGCTTATTAAAAACTAGAGACCACTATAAACCATTTGATTACCCATGGATGTATGATTATTATAAGTTACAAAACCAAATGCACTGGATGCCGGAGTCCGTGCCATTACATACAGATGTTAAAGACTGGCAAGATGTATCAGAAAAAGAAAGACATTTACTAACTCAGATATTTAGATTGTTTACTCAATCAGATGTAGATGTTGGTGCAGGATATATAGATAAGTATATGCCTATCTTTAAAAAACCAGAAGCACGAATGATGATGTCTTCGTTTGCTAATATGGAATCAATCCATCAAGATGCTTACAGTTTATTATTAGATACGGTAGGTATGCCTGAGATTGAATACAAAGCTTTTGCTGAGTATGAAGAGATGTCTGATAAACATGATTATGTTGGAGACTTTAAACCTAAAAAATCTAATAAAAAAACTATAGCTAAAACTCTAGCAGTCTATTCAGCTTTTACTGAAGGACTACAACTGTTTAGTAGTTTTGCAATCTTGTTAAACTTTCCAAGGTTCGGTAAAATGAAAGGCATGGGTCAGATAGTTACCTATTCTATCAGAGACGAATCAATGCACGTTGAAGCAATGACTAAATTATTTAGGGAGTTTATTCAAGAAAACTTAGATATTTGGACAGACGATTTTAAAAAGGAACTGTACGATATTTGTAGAGAAATGGTTGAGCTTGAAGATAAATTTTTAGATTTAGTATTTAGTATGGGAGACATACAAGGTTTAACTAAAAAAGATATGTATGCTTACAATAGATACATAGCAGATAGAAGATTGTTACAGTTAGGATTAAAGACTAACTTTGACCAAAGAGAAAACCCTTTACCTTGGTTAGATGAGGTCATGGGAGTAGAACACCAAAACTTTTTTGAAGGTCGTGCTACTTCTTATATGAAGGCAGGATTAAGAGGAAGACAAGACCAAGTGCAATTTGCATCACTGGAGGATGAAAGTGTCTAAAAAAAAAGAAGCAAACTTAATAAGTTTTAAAGTAGTGTTGACAAGTAACAATCAAATTGTTACGGAGTTTAGTATGTTGCCTGAAGAAGATATTGATAAAGTTTTTAAGGTACACCATGAGAATGAAACAGTTAGAACTATCCTAAAGGCAGGGCGAAAAAAACTCGCCACCTTGCATGATTATTTTCAGAGTGAGCTAAATATTAAATAGCTATATTGCAGTAATACCAACATAAACAATACTAGCTGTTATCCAAAACAGCACACATAATACACACACTTCTCCTTTTTCCACTAACTACCTCCATAGTTTTATATTTAAAATTTATTTATCTCGATGGACACCTTTCATCTTCTCGTATGACCTTAATCCTCCGAGCCCAAGCATACCCATAAGGATAGTACTTAGTTGTGAAAACTCAAATTCAGGCATAGGTGTGTCAATACCATATAGTACCAACATAAAGCCGAGTAAAGGAGCTATCAAGAAATGGTAAGCTAAAGCAACACCACATGTCCAACCAACAAAAGGTCGCCATCCGGCAACAAACATACTTTGATGTGCTGCTTCTTGTTTATTTAAATCTATTTGTGCTAAGTTAGCTGCATGAAAAGCTGTTTTTAATTCATGTTGTAATTTAACTTTTAAATCTTTATCAGCTACAAATTTGTTGAGAACTTTTCCAGCTACTCCTACTATTGATTCTGCTACTGCCATAATTATTTCTCCGGTTCAAAATGTAAACTTTCGTTTAATATATTTTTAAGTGAATCTAATAATGATTCAGGTATTTCTTCAACCTCTAACAGTTGACGAGGACTTAACTGTATCATATATAAGTCCATTAAATCTTCATAGATAGTTCTAAATTCTTCTCGTTTTACCCAAGGCATATTATTACGAGTACGTGCTTTACAATCTATTTTGTAAGCTTCATCTAAATCTTTTTCTCTATACAATATCATTAGTAACTCCAGATACGAGGGGATGGTCTAGAAATATCCATATCTAAATGAATAAATCTAGAATTGTAATCTCCTTTTTGTGCAACTCCAATGCGGTAAATTCCTTCTTCTAAAGCTATTCTTACAAGAGTCATAGCTTTTTCACCATTAACAAGAATGTCCATAGCTTTGCCACTAGCGTGAGCACCCGGACTTTTTTTAGCTGCTTCAATAGGATGTTCTGGAGAACGATAAGCACTACTTACTTTGAAAGGAAACCCACAGCGTTCTCTAACTCTTTCGATGGTCTGCATAAATGCCCAGTCCATATTACATTGACTAGTGTGTTTGCATTTAAGTTCATCTTCAGTGAAATATTTCCACTTACTCATTTATTTTACTTTGTCTTGCATTTCTTCTATTAATTAATCTTTGAGTTAGACTACCTCTAATAGAACTTTTTACTGGTACTTTACGAAATATGGCAACTACATCGTCACTAACATCAACTCCATCAAAACCTTCTCGTTCTAAAAATTTTCTTTGTACTGGAGTTATTCTACTAATGTACCCAGAACCATAAAGTTTAACTAAATTTTCTAAATCAACTATTTCTCTTCTAGCTCTTCTTAATTTATTTCGGTTTACTTTTTCAGTCTTAGCTTTAGTTATAAAAGCTTGTCGCATTGATATTTCTTTTGTTACTTTATCTTTTAATTCATTTGAAATATTTCTAGGATTGTAAAGTTTTTTAACAACTTCATCAAATTGTTTCTTACCAATAACATTTACAAAACCTCCACCTCTTGCATAAAAGTTAGCTAACTCTAAACCTCTATCTCCCGGCTTGGCTATATAACTTGCTTGTTGAAATAAATCTTTTACGTCTGGAGCTGTAGCTCTGTCACCCATAGGAGTTACTTCTTTTAATTTTAAATTACTACCGTGATAATAATTTACAGGTTTAGGTTTCTTTACAGATTCTTTGGCTAGTGTATTAATTAAAGTAAAACCTGTTTTACCAATACCATATATAATTCTAGGTACACCAGCAACTAAAAGTTCTATAACCGGTGCAGTTTGTTGTAAAGGTGGGTCTAACTTCATCAACTCTTGTGCTTGAAGAGTTAGTCTTTCTCTTTCTTCTTCAGACAAGCCATCTTCTTCAGGCAAACCACCGTCATTAAATGTTTGTCTAATGTCTAGATTAAAAAATGGTAAATCTTCAAGTAATAATCCTTCATAAGGTTCACCAGTATAAGGGTTGATTCTGTCAGCTGGATTTTCTTTAGTGTTTGGTACTTCGTATTCTCCTTCTATAAGACCACCAGTAGTGTATCTAGGTCTAAATTCTTGTTCTTTATCTACTCCTTCTGCTACATCTTTTATAGATTCTCTAAGTCCAAAAACTTCTCCTACTATTTTTCTTCGAGTTATATCTTTTCCAAAAGGAACTACAGTTTCTGCAAGTTTAACTAATGTTGAAAGTGGTTTTCCTTCATCAGTTAATCCTGTTACTTTGCCAATAGCCGATGGAGCATCAACAAATATTGCAGCACTATCATTTAGTAACCCAGCAACAGGATAAAGAGTTTCTAAAGCATTATTCTTATTAAACTTAGAAAAGTTTACAACTTTATCTGCATACCACGGAACAACTTGACCAGAAAATATTATAGTTTCTGCTAAAAATTCTTTAAATTCTTGTTCATTTTCTAAAGGATTAGGAAAATTTTCTTGAACACTTGGTGTAGGATTTAAAGCTATTTGTAGTTGTCTTACAGTGGCATATAAAGGAATTGATGCTAACATCATAACTGCTAATTTACCATCCCCGTCTTCTATTCTTCTAACTAAAGAATTAGTTTGAGTAGATTTTGCTTGTGCCCAAGATAAAAAACTACCTAGAAATTTTATAAAAGGATTTTTAGATTGAGAAAATAATCTTCTATTACCTATCTGCGGTATTAAAGCATCTCTATTAGCAGCTTTTCTCCCTGCTATATCTATTATTTGCTTACCAATAGGGTCAGTATAAGCTTCATCCATGCTTTTAAATTTACTTAAATATTTAGCATTATCTACTGACATACCTAAACTATTTAATTCTCTAATATTTTTTCTAGGAAATTTTCCTTTACCGGCTATTCTACCTAAATCAAAAGCTCTAAAAGCACCAGCATCATAGGCAAATTCTCTAGCAAATCTAGTCATTCTTCCTAGTTGAACTATTTCAAAAAATCTTTGTTGAGACTTAACTAAAAATTTTTGATAATTAGTACTAGCTTGTAGACTAAAATCATTAAGTTCTCTTTCTAAAGTTCCATTGTAACTTCTATCACTCCATTTTCTACCTAATATTCCTTCTTTAATATTAGCACTACGTTGAGCTAACATAGCTGAAGGATTTTTAGAAGTGCTTCTTAACTGTCGTAATGCTGAATTTGCAGCAGCAGCAAACCCACTATTATTAATAGTTTGAACTAAATCACCTAAAGAAGGAATAACAACTTTGGTTAGTTTAGTAGTAGATAATATAGTTTGTAAAGTTAATGCAATACTTCTATATATATCATTTTGATTTAACTTAGAACCTGCATGGAAAACTCCAAAGTAAGCATTAACTGTATCTTGAACAGCTTTAATATCTTCTTTAACAAGTTTTTGTAAAGAACGATTTACCTTAATATCTCCAAAACCACTATAAAATTTTCTAATATCTTTTATAACTTCAGATATACCTTGTCCTTGTGCACCGAATCTTCTAGCAAATTCTGCAACAGGAACTGTATTTTCTATAAGTCTTAGCGTAGTAAATTCAGGTTGTTGGATAAATAACTCTTTCGCAAAAGCTCTAGCTTCTGGGTCTACTAAAATTCTTTTATTTTGAATAAATCTTGCTGACTGCATTAAAGTTTTATTTTTATTAAGAACATCTTCTGCTGTACTATTTAATAATTTTAAAACTATTTTTTCAACATCTTCTCCTTCTGCTTTTATAACTTCAACTCTTCTAATATCGTCAGAATTATTTAAATAACTTGTAGCTCTTTTAAAAGCATCTTTATCTTTTAGTTTTTTTGTTTCTATGCCTTTTTTAATATTATTACTATTTTGGATTTGAAAAGCTTTAGCAATAATTTTTTGAGCTTTTTCAAAACTTATTTTATTTACTTGGATGTTATCTAAAATTTGAGTTAAACCATAACTTTCTAATTCAGTAAATTCTAAACCCGCTTTTTTAGCATAAGTAGCAATACTTTTATTAAGTTTTAATAGTTTGTCAGCTGCTTCTACAGCTTTGGCATTATTTAAATCAGATTGTTTAGCAAAATTGTATTTCATTTTATTTTTAATACCACTTTGTTGAACAATTCTACCAGCAGCTTCTAAAGTTTCATCGTCTAATTCACCAGTAATATCATATAATTGTTTTCTAAAATAATCTGATACAGTATCCTTGTATTCTTCTATCGAGTTTGTTAAAGTTTTTCCGAAATCAAAAGCATTTCCTCTGTTTCCTATTAAATCTTCACCAAATTTATTAAGAACTGGATTAGCTTCTGCTGTTAATTTAGCAGCATGAGTACCCGCTAAAGTTGTTTTAGCCCAAGTTCTAAAACTTCTTTTAAATATTTTTTCTGATTCTTCTAGTGCTGCGGTTTTTAATTTTTTAGGAAGTTTAGGAACAATTTTAGATTTATAATTATCTAACCTTTTATTAAAAACTCCAAGAGCTATTCCTGCCATAAGTCCTGCAGTTAAAGGAGCATCGGAGTTTTCATCTGTAGCATACAAACCTATCGCACCTCCACCAATACCTCCAAAAATAGGTCTAACCATTTCATGAACAAAAGCTCTAGTTAAATTTTCTCCTAAAGAACCTTTTAATAAACCTCTTTCATATGCTTTTCTAAAAGAATTAAAACCAGTAATAGCTAATTGTTCTGGCTGTTGTGAAAATAAAATGTCATTTATTTCTTGTTGATTTTTAGTACGAGCAGATTGTAATTTTTTTAATTCCAAATCTAATTTAGTAGGGTCTGAAACAAAATCAAATTTTTGTTGTTTACTATTTTTTGTAGCAACATCTATAACTTTTCTTTCTTTTTTAATTTTATCAATTTGTTTATTTAATTTATCTCGTTTAGAATATTTAACACCTAAACTTTCTAAGTTGCTAGTAAACTTAGCAATATAAGGTTGTGATATTTTAAAAGACTCATCAGATATTTCTTCTAATGCTTTTTCAACATTTTTTGATATGTTAAGAGGAACAACTGAATCTGTGTTAGCAGTTTCAATAACTACTGGCTTACCGTCTTTATCAACGGTTACAAGTTTATCTTTAACTTTTCCGTTTCTAATTTTTCTAGCTATTACATCACTAATACCAGTACCAGCTGCACCTAATACTGCAGATAAAGCAACCATATTACTATCTATATCACCGTATAAAGTTTTTTCTCTTAGTATAGTTTCTCCAGCAGAAATACCTGCACCTGTAGCTATCGTACCTATTCTACCAGCTTTAGCTATCTTTACCCAAGGTATGAAAAAAGTAACTGGGTCAGCTAGTGCCATTCCCATACGACCACTTAAAACAGTTAAGTCTTCTTTTTTACCATAAAACTCTGGATATTTTTGAAATATTTCTTTTTGTCTTTCTCTTTCTATTTCTCTTGCAGCTTCATCAAAAGTTTTATCTGAAAATACAGAAGTAATTCCAGCTTGACCTAATCTAAAAAGACTACCAGCTATTGTAGGTTCTTGTGCTGTACCAAATTTAAATTTTCTAGCTGCTGATATATTTTCATCTAAAATATTAGAAGTTTCTTTTTCTTTTTGTTTTTCTATTCTATCAAATAGTTTCTTGTATATATTATCTTCTACAGAATTTTCTAAATCTTCACCAGTTATTTCAACATTTTTAAAAGAATCTTGTATTTCTTCTAAAGAATTATCTTTTTCTTCTAAATTATCTTTAATATCAGCTACATCTAAGTTTGTTAACTTATTATAAAGGTTATTATAAATGGTTTCTTTATCTAGCGACATTATTACCTTGAATTATCTTATGCTGTCTTTTCTTGTTTTTTTTGTATTAGTATTTACAAAACTATTTATTACAACATTTAAAAAGTCTTCATGTTCTGGCTTACCTTCTAATTGACTCTGTATCTCTCCGATAAGTATTCTCATTTCTTCGGCTGCTACCAAATCTTTATTTTTTACTTTAAAAAGGTCTTGTAATGTATTAAATAGTTTTCCTTGCGTAACATTAGTTATATCACCATCTAAATTAAAATCAGTTATTTCTACTGTTCCATCAAATAAATTTGCAGCACCTTCTAAATTCATACTAGAAATATTTTTAAAACTGTCTTCTAAAAAAGTTTGTCTTATAGCTTCTTCTAAAAAATATTCTGCATTAAATACATTTCCCTCTATATTTCTTATATCTGCTTGTTCTTGTAATTTTCTAGAATAACTATAAACTCTATTTTCAAAATTAATTTTTTCCATACCTTTTAAATCGTCATAGTGTTTAAAGACACTTCCAGTTTTTCCATTATATTCAAAATCTATTGCATTTAATGAAGAATCTTTTCTTTCTTTTGACTTATCTTTTAAAGCAGCTTTTAAAGCTGTTCTATGTGCTGCTATTGGCGATGTATCTTTAGATTTTCGTAAGTCATAACTAGTTAACTCTTCTAGTTTTACTATATCAGAAGTACTAACATCTGCAGAAATGTTTACTTGTGAAGGAATATCAGAAATATTTTTTAATTCATCTTTATAGATAGCACCAATAGGAACTCTATTATCATCATTTTTCTTTTGAAAAATATTATAAAATACTTTTCTAATAGCACCTTGTAATTCAGGATTATCTTTAACTCTCTCTAAAGAATTTTTGTAAGCTTGTACAGCATCTTTATTAAAGTCAATAAAAGTGGGAGTAATTATTTCTGGAACTTGTAGTGTTTCATAGTAATTTATAGCTTGTTCTTTAAACTCATTAATTTCTTTTTTTAATTTATCTAACTGTTCTTCATTCCGTGTTTCTCGACTTATGTTATAAATCTGACCGTAAGGACTTAAATTACTATTGATAGGAACTACTCCACTATAACTTGCATTAAACAACTCTAAAGCTTTTTCATTAATTGCTTGTTGTTTAGTACCTTCATTCTGATACATCTGGTACATTTCTCTTTGTTTTTTGATATTAGTATTATTATATAATTCTTCATTTCTAGCAGTTTCTAATTTAAAATCAACATCAATATTAGCAATAGCATTAGCTAACTCTTCTTGTTGATTTTTATTTTCTTTATTTATTCCGGATAAAATTGCACTTAGAATCAAAGCTTCATTACGGTCTCTTGTTTTAATTTTATCTCTTCTGGCTAGTAAACTACCAGCTACCCTACCAAAATCTGAAGTGTCTAAATAATTACTCATATTATACCTCCTCTCGTTTACTCAATAAACCTTTTATTTCAGAACCCGTTTCTTTTACTTGAGCTAATAAACTAGCTGGAATAACATCTTCTCTAATATTTATTTGTGAAGTTTCTGTATCAGATTGACCATTAGTTATTTTGTTTACTGCATTTTTAAACTCTTTTAATTTACCTTCCGATTCTTCAAGGTCTTCTTCATCTGGTTCATCTAAATCATTTGGTTCAATGTTATATTCAACTCCAGCTTCTGAGCCTAAAGACATTACAGTATAAAGAATAGGTTCAATAAGTAATAACATAGTATCAGGATTTATTTCGCCATTAAAAAATTTAGCAAACAATATTGTAGTTGTAATATCTGTTGCCGCCATGCCTTCAACTAAACTATTAACAATATTTAATGCTGTGTCTTTTTGCAATAACTCAGTCGTAATAATTGTTAAAGCTTCTCTAGGATTAGAATACTTAGCAGGTCGTTCCCAAGGATAAGGGTTATCAGGGTTGTTCGTTAATGATTGACCCGGAATAGACCTACCTTTATTAACTTGCTCAACCAACTCATCTAAAGTTTCTTGACTATAACTAGACTCAGCTTTAACAGTTGGTTCTTTTTCTATAGCAGAAATTAATTCAGAGACATCAATTCCTGAATCAACTACGTCTTCTACGCTTCTTCCGATAGATTCTGATAAATTTCTAGTTACAAATTTTTTAATTGGTTGTTGTTTTGCCATTATGTTATCCTAAGAGTTTCTTGTCTAAATAATTCATTTTGAATTGCATTAATATCTCCACTACCGTAAGTCATATTTCTGTAAGCATCGTTTATATTAATACCAGCTTCTTGATAAGCAACTTGAAATTGGTCTAGTAAACTAGCTCCTATAGTTTCTGGTCTAGCACCGTAAGCACCTATATTTTCAGGGTCTCCTTGCAATCTTTGTGCTATAGCTGTTTCTGCTGCTCCTAGCAATACATTACTACCATAATTAACTATACTTTCTGGACTTACTGCTTGAGTTATTTTATCTTTTGCAGCTGTTCCAAGTCTTTCTAAGTAACTAGGTGGTTCTGTAGCTATAGGTGCAGGTTGAGGTTCTATTTGTAAATCTGTAGAAGCTACAGTAATAGGAGTAGCATAATCAACTACACTTGGAGCTGAAGTAGGTTGTCCATAAACTACCATTTCTTCTATTAATCCTTGAGAAGAAGCTGCAGTATCCGCTACTGTTGAACTTATATCTGCTGACACATCTAACGGTGAACCAACTTGACTACTTACAATATCTTCTGAAGCTCCTAAAACTATATCATCACTAGCTCCGACAACTACATCACCAGTAGCAGCTTCTACAGTTGTAGTACCAGCATCAACAGCAGGTTGAGCTCCTAGTTGATTTACTTTATTAGCTATACCTTTAAAAGCAGCACCAGTTGCTGAACCAAGAGCTGCACCTTTTAGTACATCTTTTAAATCTCCTCCAGCTAGTAATGCACTACCACCACCCATAATAGCACCAGTTACTGCAGCGTTTGCTAAAGTTGTTGTTGCGAATGCTGGACCTATTGCTGCTATTGCTCCGGGTAACATTACTGCAGCTGTTATCATTAAAGCTGCCCGTACTATTTTATTCTTGGCAAGTTTCTTTACACCCTTTCCTACTTTTTTAATAACTTTACCAACACCTTTGACAACTTTTTTAACACCTTTAGCAACACCCTTAACAACTTTTTTAACTGCTCCGGTTACTTTTTTAAAAACTTTTTTTATTCCACTAAATAATCCCATAATTTTCTCCTAAACTATATCGGTTATAATTGCACCAACTAAATTTTTTAATGATTCAATGTTTTTAAAACTATCAGGGTCACTAGCTAATGCTGTGTTAACAATAGATGCAATCCTGTCTTTTTCACTTTCGGTGCTTCTAAAAACATGGTCAGCTTCATCTCTTAGTTCTTGCCATAAAAATGCTTGAGCTGCATTACTTAAATTAAAAGCATTCTGAGCATTTTGTAAATTAACTGCATTCTGGGCTGCAGTGTTAGCAGTGTTTGCTTGTCTTCGCCACTGTACATTAGAAGCTTCTACTGCTGCAGTATTCTGAGCATTCCACTGATTTCTAGCAAAATCTTGATTAGCATTAAACTGTTCTATCTGAGTTTGCAACTGAGCATTTAATCTATTCACATCAGCAGTTCGTTGAGCATTTCTAGCAGCAGCAGCGTTTGCTTGAGTAGCATTAAACTGAGCAGTTGCATTTTGTTGATTCGCATTAAACTGTGACATTTGTGCTGCTAAGTTAGCCATGAACTGATTTGTTTGATTTTCACTAGAAGCATTAAACTGAGCTGCTGCGTTTACTGCTGCTTGATTAGATAACATTCTTTGCTGTTCCTGTTGAGCTCTTAATACATTTGCTTGTTGAGCATTGTTTAAATTTGCTAAATCTGTTTGTAAAAAAGCTTGAGCATTTTGTAAAGCTAGTTTAGTATTTATATCTGCTTCAGCTAAATTAACTTGAGCTAAGATAGCTGCATTTTGAATTATTGCTTGTTGTTCGTTAGTAGTATCTGTTAAAGTAGTTGTTTGTAAAAATTTACTATTAGATAAAGCGGTTTGTTGGTCAGCACTAAACTGAGCTAAATCTAATTGAAACACATTACTAGCATTTTGTAAAGCTGTTTGTTGTCTTAATTGTGTGTTTGCTAATTCTTCTTGAGCTATTAAAGTTTTTTCTTGAGCTACTGATTGTTGTATTGCTTGAGCATTTGCTTGAGCTATTGGAATAGATGATTGAATGATAGCATTAACTAAACCATCTCGACCAACACTAGAAGCTTCTAAACCTCGTTGAGCTAACATTTGTTCTACTGCAGCTACTGCCGGACTTGCCCAAGTAGGTATTTCACCATTCTCTATACCTTTTAATAAACTATCTATTTGGTTACTTACTAAAGCTTCTTCCGGTAAACCTTCTATTACTCCTCGTTGTGCTTCAGTAAAATCTGTAAGCCTATCTTCTAAAGCTTCAGGATTTTCTCCTAGTGCAGTAATAGCTGCTTCATCCAATCCAGCAGTTCTTAATTGTTTTTTAGCTCTACTTACTCTAGCTAGTGTCGTACCGCTAGATTGAGCAGCAGTTGCCATGGCTTCTGGACTTAATGTACCAACAACTCTATTAGTTAAATCACCTTCTTTTATTTGTACTTTAGCAGCTTCAATAGTTGGTACATCCTGTACTCCAGCTGTAGTAGCTATAGCTTGGTCATCAACTTGAGTTTGAGCAGCGGTTACTGTTGGAGCTTCAGCAACTTGACTAGCTTCTACAGTACTCGCAGGACTCACCGTAGGAGCTTGTCCAGTTTGAGTGGTACCTACAGTGTAAAATTGTTCATCAGGAGTTTGTGCTACTTGAGTCTGACCAACCTCAGTTGGACCAGCCATAGTAGTACCTTTTTGATAAATAGTATCATCTACTTTTTGAACAGCAGGAATTTGACCTGCAACAGGTACTTTACCAGCTAAAGCTTCATTTAACTTAGCTCTATTTGCTGCTTTTTGCTGTGGTGTTAATGCCATATTGTCTCCTTGTATTTGTGCTTCTGTCTGTCCTCTAGTGGCTCTAGCTTCAGCTATTGCTGCTTCAGAATCTTTTACTTGTTGAGCATATGCTGCTTGTTGAGCAGTTCCAATTTCAGCAGCAGTTGTATTAAGGTATTTATCATAAGCTTTATTAAAATCTGCATTCCACGCATTTCTTACTTTATAATATACTCTTCTGCCTTTAGGTGCTGGATTAGTTTTTTCATATTCTGCTCTAAAAGCATCCTTACTTTGAACTGGTGTTGTAGCTAAACCTGTTGAACTTTGTGTTAAATAATCAGTGTAAGCTTTTTCTTGTGCTGCAGCATAAGCAGCTGTTGCTCTTGACCGACGTCCGGGTTTAGGATTTTCTTGTTCGTAATCAGAATAAAATTGTTGTTTAGTTTTTATAGCAGCAGGTGCTGTAAAGCCACCAGTGTTAAAGTTTTTTCTAGCTACTAAACCACCTGTGCGATAGTCTGCACGAATTGAACTCGTTCCTGCTCGAAAACCTTTGCGTTTCTTCATAGTTTATTTTACCTAATTTCAAAGAGTCTGTCAAGTTTTTCATCAAGTTTCTCTAGTCTATCCATTACATTTTTCATATCATCTTTAAGTTCGTCTTTAGTAACATATTCTCTAGATCCTCTCTACTCTCCTCTTCTTCTTTC